ACAGCTTCACATGGACACGATCGATCAAGATGCGACGGAACATGTCTCCGCGAATCACGAGGATAGCCACGAAGTGACCTCGAACGCTTCCAACGAGAAGGTGGAAGCCCCTCCGACCGACGAACCAAGCCACACCCACCACGACGAGGAGGAGGAGCCGGAGGCTGAAGCTTCCCCTCCGACCGACGAACCAAGCCACACCCACGACGAGGAGACCCTGGTCACACCGAACAAAGAGGAGTCGCAAATCGTCAATCACGGCGAAAAAGAAACCACCGTGGTATCGGATAACCACAACGAGACCATTGGATTCGAGGACTCAGACATCGAGTTGGATATCGATATCGATATCGAACCAGACCCTCCCCAATCGGCTGCTACCGCGACACGAAGCATCGTGATAAAAGGTAAGAAAGCCCACTCCTCCAAGATTCGTCAGCTACTCGGAGTGAACATCGCATCGGACAGTTTCAAAAACGAAGCTATTCGTAAAAAAATGAAACGCAATCTGCTTCGTCAAAGCGGAATGTACGGTACCGCGACGTCTCGGTTCGATGGTTGAAAAAATCGTGTGTTTGGATAATACAAATATGGACGTGTATGCTGTAGGGATTTCGACTTTGGTGGCCACACTCGTGACTTTGTACACCCTCTATTCGGATCGGAAGGATGCGCAAAAATCAAAACGCCAATACGCGATCGTGTTTTGTACTGTCTTGATCATCACGTACATGTTGTACGTGTTGTGCACGGACACGAATGAGAACAATCAGATGTTCGACAACATGAAGGGTGGTGAACCTCCGTTTTGAAGGGATCGAATATTTTGTCATGTAATATAACGAAGTGTACAATGAGGCTGGAGTTGAAAAAGTTTGACATTACCTCAATTGATGACGACAAAGTTGTTGTAATGATTGGCAAGCGAAACACCGGAAAGTCTTTCCTGATCAAGGATTTGTTGTACTACAACAATCATTTTCAACTCGGTACCGTCATCTCGGGCACCGAGTCCGCGAATCATTTTTACGGAGCGATGGTTCCCAAAATGTTCATCCACGACGAGTTTACCGATCGGGTCGTCGAGAACGTGGTCAAACGTCAGAAGCACGTCCTCAAGAAGAAGGACGAGGAGGAACGAACCTATGGTCAAAGCAGTATCGATCCGAAGTCGTTCCTCATCTTGGACGACTGTTTGTACGACTCGAGTTGGACGAAGAACGTGAACATACGAGCGCTGTTCATGAACGGGCGGCATCTCAAGATGTTTTTTATCATTTCCATGCAGTATCCGTTGGGTATCACTCCCAATCTGCGCACAAACATCGATTACGTGTTCATCCTGCGCGAAAACATCGTCGCCAACCGCAAACGGATATACGACAACTACGCGGGTATGTTTCCAACATTCGAAGTGTTTTGTCAGGTGATGGATCAGTGCACCGAAAACTTCGAGTGTCTCGTGATTAACAACACGACCAAAAGTAACAAATTGGAGGACAACGTGTTTTGGTACAAGGCAAGCACGCATCCTCCCTTCAAAATCTGCAATCAAACCTTTTGGGACATGGCGAACAACATGAACGACGACGAGCGCAACGAGGAGACGTTCGACTCCAAGTCGTTCGCTTCGAAGCGTAAACACGTGATCAACGTGAAAAAGATGAACGCGCGTTAGGAGTTTCCTATCTGAATGGGTTGTTTCTTGGTCGGCTTCTTTTTGTTCTTTTTCGAATCGTCCGGACGACCCGCGCTTCGCGCGTCGTGTTCGTTCTCGAACATGTCGTATTTGAGGTAGCCCAACGCGTCTTCGTATTGGTTACGAGGGATGAACTTGTACTTTACCACTTGGTGATTGCGCAAGTATTCGATTTGATCTCTGTAAAAGCCGTCAACCACAAGGATAATACCCAAGAACAACAGAAGCAGCAAAATGCTTGACATTTATTTTAGTTCGGTTTTTTATTGATCGTCCACAAGCGCCTTCTGTTTTCCTTTCTCTTTCATCCACGGATCGGCGTCGAGCGACACGTCCTCCTCGATGATCGTCACCGCCTCATTTTTCCCGGACGAGGAGGACGTGCTCGGGACATTATCTTTCTTGAGCGTCTCCTCGTTCTCCAAGCGAACGTGTAGATCCTTTTTGCGCTCGTTGTAGTGCTCGGAGGCGCTATCGATGTTTTTGTAGTAGTTGCTCATCAACGTGTTGAGCTCGGTTTCCGCGAACTCCTGCTTATCCAACTGGTTCGGATCCGGATTCCACGGACACCAACATCCCACCTCGGCGATGTAAATATTGAACTTGTTGTCGTCCGCGATTCGTAGCGTCTTACACCGATTTTGAGCTTCGTCCAAAGAGTCGTAGACCCCTCGGATCTTAAGCGCCTGCACGGAAGTGCGGAATTCGTGCGCTTCGTCGAATTCGCGTTGCAGCTCCATTTCGTGAGTGTGTTTGAAGAATTCGAAGTCGCCTTGGATGTCGTCGCACAGGATCCCCGGATGGGCGTCGCGCAGAGAGCGAATCTGGTCCGATTTGTCCGGATAGTGCTCTTCGATCGAAGACAACAGGATCTTCAAATCGTTCGAGAAATTCTTGACATACTTTTCGAAGAAAAACACGTGTTTATCCTTCAATATCTGATCCGGGTGGATGAACGACACGCATGCATAGTTTTGACCTCTCAACGGAGGGTCTTGAGTGAGGAAATCCTTCTCCGACACAGGAATCATCCTAGATCTTTGATACCTAACGAGCGTCTTCTAGTTTTAAATAAAAATGATCGCGCCTGATATCTTCTAAAAACTGGAAAAAAATTTCTGTTCATATAAAGTAAAACCTTGAGTATGAGCGGTTCCTTCGATATGGTGGAGATCTTCGTGCGCATCCTGAAGTACTTGATGGAGGGCTTGGTGGTGTCCACCGCCGCATTCATGTTTCCCAACAAAAAGATGCCGGTCGAGGACGTCATTCTGATCGGCTTCGTGGCCGCCGCGACCTTCAGCCTGCTGGATCTGTACAGCCCGAGTCTAGGCGTGAGCGCTCGCTCCGGCGCCGGCATGGGCATCGGAGCGAACCTCGTCGGTTTCCCGTCGATGCGTACCGTGCCCGACGTGAGCAAGACCATGACCGGACCTTAAATGCTTCGTATGAACTTCCACCCCAAATCTTGACAAATGTTACGCCATATTTGCTCTTGCTGATGCAGCTTGTCACGGCTTTTCAGCAACGGAAAATACTTGAGATACTCGTCCTTCTCGAGTAACTGTATGAACTTATGAATGACGTAGGAGTAGGAGAGGAAATTCTTCCGATTCAACGGCGAATGCTTCAGAAAAGGTACTTGGATCTCCTTGAACATATTACGAAGCTTTTCTTCTAATTCCTGAGTCAAATTAGGATTCGGAATACCCGTGATACGATTCAAAATATAAGGGATATGCTCGTAGTATTTGTTGATCTTCAGTTTTTTCAAGATTTCTTTTATTTTTCGTCGATTCAAATCCTGCACGTTCACGATACGTTGTTTCTTGAGTTCCAATAAGATCTTGTCGAACACCTCCTCCGGAATATCCGTCGTCTCTTTGCCTTGTATTTGATTCAACCACTCCTGGTAATGATTGATCCGTTTGTATGAAAAATAACTTATTTCTTTAGGTGGATCTTTGTATGATGGTTTCTCGTTGTCCGTGAGAAGATTGTCTATCGCGTAGCACTTGTTGCAATACGACAAGCTATCGTGGTACAGTACCGTCTTTTCCAAAGAACCGCAGTGGCTGCAACATATCGCCTGATTATTGTCAATGCTATCGTTGATGTAATCATTGTCGGTGTATGACAGATACTCGTCGAGTAGCGCCGCGCGATTCATTTCTGTTTTCGGAACGGTGGCCGGAGTAACGGAAGGGGAGACGTTCGGCGTTTTCGAAGGCGTTTTGAAATAATCGATGATCGATTTCCCACCGGAGCCGGTGTTCGTGTTTTTGGAGGAGAAGACGGACTGCATACGTTCGTCGGTGTTATTTTCCACAAGATTGTAGTAGTTGTAAAGGATGTCGCTCGTGTTCGCGAAGTAGCTAATTTCAGACGCACGCGAACGCATCTGCTCTATCTGAGTAGTAAGCTGCGCCTTCGTTTCACGCAAGTGGACAATATTACGAAACTCGTCATCAGTTTTTTCCCGATTCGGTTTCGCTTCGATACGATCGATTTCATCGGAAACGACCTTCAATTCTTCCACTAATTCGTCGATCTTTCCGCTGTTCTTCTCAAAGGTTTCTAGATTGTGTTTATGGCAGGAGTCTAGTGTTTTGGTGGTTTTTTTGTAGTTGCACGATCGTTTTAAGGCAGAGCTCTGTTTCATTCGAGGCAATTTATGATACAAGGGATCGTTGTGTTAAATCTTAAATGGCTATAAAAAAAATGTTGCGTTATATTAAAATATAATTCTACCATGGGTGGAGGACTTATGCAACTGGTGGCCTACGGCGCGCAAGACATCTATCTGACCGGCAACCCTCAGATTACCTTTTTCAAGGTGGTGTACCGTCGTCACACTAACTTCTCTATGGAGTCCATCGAGCAGACTTTCAACGGTACCGCCGATTTCGGCCGTAAGGTGACCTGCACCATCTCCCGTAACGGTGACCTGATCCACCGCATTTACCTTCAGGCCGAGTTCAAGGATAAGCCGAACACCTGGGCCGGGCACAAGCTTGTGAAGTCCGTCGAGATCGAGATCGGTGGTCAGCGCATCGACAAGCACTACGGTGAGTGGCTCCACATTTGGAACGAGCTTACTCAAACCGCAAGCCACTGGGAGGGCTACAAGTCCATGGTGGAGGGCTCCGGTTTCAACTCCACCGATCCCTCTAAGACCTTCGTCGGCGATACCAACGTGGTGTACGTGCCCCTGCAGTTCTGGTTCTGCCGCAACCCCGGTCTTGCGCTGCCTCTGATCGCTCTGCAGTACCACGAGGTGAAGATCAACATCGAGTTCGGCTCCCTTGCTTCCGTCGGTGGTTCCGAAATGAATTCCGCCTCTCTGTACGTGGACTACATCTACCTCGACACCGACGAGCGCCGCCGTTTCGCGCAGGTGTCTCACGAGTACCTGATCGAGCAGCTGCAGTTCACCGGCGACGAGTCCGCAAGCACCAAGATCAAGCTCAACTTCAACCACCCCGTGAAGGAGCTTATCTGGGTCGAAAAGGGCGACGAGACCGAGGTGGGCACCTACATCTCCACCTACGAGACCGCCAAGCTGCAGCTCAACGGTCACGAGCGTTTCTCCGCTCGCAAGGCGAACTACTTCCAGCTGGTGCAGCCCTACCAGCACCACGAGCGCGTGCCCAGTACCGCCGGTATCAACGTGTACTCCTTCGCGCTCAAGCCCGAGGAGCATCAGCCTTCCGGTACCTGCAACATGTCTCGCATCGACAACGCCACTCTCAACCTGTCCGGCGTGGACACCACCGAGAACATGGTGAAGGTGTTCGCCGTGAACTACAACGTGCTGCGCATCATGAGCGGCATGGGCGGCCTTGCATACAGCAACTAAATTATTCATCACACTTACTTCACTGTAATTTCCATTTTTTGTATTCGCATTCTGTCGACATTAGATCGACCTTGCGAAAAAAATTGAAAAAAAAAACGCATGGAATCTAGGGTTTAACTGGATTCGTACCACCCTAAATCACACACTCCTTACTCGACCACAATGGCGAAATTGATGCCCATTCCCGAGACTTCGGTCTACAATGAAATGGAGGCTCGATCGTTCGACCTCGACGACACGCGAAACAGGAAGAGGGTACGGCTTCATCCGTTGGTGAGGCACCCCACTCTGAATATGGGACGCGACACCGAGACGAACAATCTGATCCTTCCGAACACCGGCACCGCCGAGACTCTAGTGGCTACAAGGAGGAACCACCTCTATTTCACCAAGTGTATGAACGAGTGCTGCTGGTATGTCAAAGACGGCGGAAGCGCCAACGGAACGTACTTGAACAACATCAAACTCAGCCCGAGTGGTTGGACGAAGCTGAAAGATAAAGATATGCTTCAGATCGGCGGTCCGCACAGAATCAAGCACATGCGCGACGGAAAGATCAAAGTGAATCCTTATCAGTACGTTTTTCAATCACCGACGGCACCTATCAAGACCGAAGAGGACCCTGCAGTTGTCAAGGACGAATGTTTCCCGATCAAATCGGACGCGGATCCGGTGGATACCAACGACTTCAGACGGAAGAAGATTCCGAAGCTCGTCGTCCCCGACTCGATCCCCAAAGACGGGGCGATTTGTGTTGCGAAGCATCTACTGAAGCTCGTCTTGGACACCAAATCCAACGAAACGATGATCGGTCACTACAAGGATGTGTTGATCAGCGCCGCGTTGGATTTGCTCAAGAAAGCGTGAGGCCTTCGCCTTCGCGATCACGTCGAAATCTGTCATTCGGCAATTTTTTTTTGCGATTCAAAAGAAAGCTCAATAAAGAATAAACAAACGTAGAATGTACGGCACCGTGATACTTTTCCTCGTTATCGCGTGTTTAGGATGGATCATTCGCGAGTGTGGGCTTAAGACCCTCGAACATTTCGATGCGCAACGCATACTCTACACGGGGGACTATTGGGACGAGTATCGAATCGGTGATTTGTATCATTTGTGGCACAAAGAGATGGCGTTATCGCGCGACATAACGAATATGCGTAATTGTAGAAGCGGACGATGTTTTCCGATAGATTTGTACTATCATCGCACTCACTTTCCGGGCTCCATCGCGGCCAACTATCATCGGTACAACGTCAACGGAACGAAGAAGAACAAAGTCGCTATGATGCAAGCTATTCGAGACTACGA